CTCACGAAGTATTACAAAACCCAGACAAAATGACGATCCAGATTACAAGAGTGTCCGAACCATTTGTTAACTGTAATGTAAATACAGGAGATAGTGGAGGTTATTACTTCTTGCTAACTAATCCGCATTATATGTACAACTTTAAAGGTGAACCTGTATGGGAAATAGAAAAAGCAGACCCTGACTTTTATCGCAGTATATTTGAAATATTTGCAGATAAAATAGATAACGAAACTAAAAAGAAACCAATAGTATTACGTGATTTCTTTACAGATACATATTACAACGGAGTGTATGATGAAACTAAACAACAATTTGACGACGATTACCCCCTCACGCCCACAGGCAAAAGTTCGGTTAATGACTTTCTTAAGTCTCATGGTCGCCCTACCATGGATTTCGTTCCTGATGCTCGTGTCGTATTTGATCCGAGTTCTGACAAAGGGATAGACTTAGAAACTATTCCTTATTCAGTAAATTTGTTTAGGCGCACACCTTATATGATGCGTAGCGAAGAAAACGTAAAAGAACTTACGTACGGTGAAGCCATACAGATCCAAAAGATTGCACCTAATTTCTATAAACTTATGATGCATGCACTTGGTAATGGTAAACCAGAGTTCGAACATTTTGTTAACTGGCTTGCATACATATACCAGCACAGAAGAAAAACTATGACCGCGTGGATATTTACGGGCATACCAGGCACTGGTAAAGGTTTGTTCATACATAAAATACTTAAACCTTTGTTTGGCGAACAACAAACACCAATGAGAGCTTTAGAAAATATAGAAGAACAATTTAACTTATATATGAGAACAGCATTGTTTTTAGTAGTTGATGAATTTCGTATGGCTGATTCAGGATCTGTAGGTAAAATGGCCGACAAATTAAAACATCAGATTACAGAACCTAATCTTACAATTAGAGCAATGCGTACAAACCAAATAGAGCTGCCCTCTTTCACGAACTTTATCTTTCTTACTAACAGAGCAGATGCTGTTAAAATAGAAGATAGCGACAGAAGGTACAATGTAGCACCAAGACAAGAACAAAAAATAGAAGAAGCTTTTCCTGACTTGTTACAAAACTTAGATGCTTTAGAACCTGAATTATATATTCTTGCAGGCGTCTTAAATAAATTTAAAGTTGATGTACGAATGGCACATACAGCTTTAGAAAACGATGCAAAAAAAGAAATGAAAGAAATATCTATGTCTATTGTAGAAGAATTTGCAAATGCAATACGTACACGTAATCTAGAATACTTCACAGATATACTTGATATACCTCTTACAAACACGTTTGACGCTGGCGGGATAAGTACGGCACAAAGATATTTAAAAGATTGGATTGCTACATTAGGACAAGAAGTTATTATACCTCTTGCACATTTCAAAGTAGTATACGATGCATTAACAGATAGCCGTAATACTATGTCGCAAAGAGACTTTTCTAAAGTAATGTCTAGACTAAATATTAAAACAGCTCGTAAGCGTATAAGTACAGATCGTACAGCTGGTATACCTCGTGGTGTTGTATTAACTTGGAAAATAGATAATAATGTTAGGAAGGAATTAATAAACGAACATTTTGACGAAAGGGATTTAGGATTATTAGAGAATGGAGAATCTAACACAGCCTGACCGTCCAGACCTTATTTCAACGCTTGAGGTCACGGAGGATATCGAACTAGGTCTAGTACCAGCATGGTCTTACTCGGCCTTAAAAACCTACGAATCCTGCGCTTACAGAACTTACATATCTAAAGTAAAACGTGTACAAGAAGACTTCGGTCCTGCAGCGGAACGTGGGACGCGAATCCATGACGAAGCAGAAAAATACGTACGACATGAATTAGGTGATCTACCTGACACGTTGAAAAAATTTGAACAGCAATTTAAAGATCTAAGAGAACAGTTCGGAGATGCTAAAGTAGAAACAGAAGGAGAGTGGGGATTCACTCTTAACTGGGAACCTACGGGTTGGCTTGCTCCTGATACTTGGGCTCGTATAAAACTAGATGCTCTAGTACACGAAACAGAAACGTCAGCTAGAGTAATTGACTATAAGACAGGTAAACAATTTGGTAATGAGATAGCACACAGTCAACAAGCACTTATTTATGCTATCGGTACTTTCTTTATGTATCCTGATTTAGAAATAGTAAACACAGAAATGTGGTATTTAGATCACGGTACAACAATGGAGCAAACATACACTAGAGATGAAGCTATGATCTTTATGCCAAAGCTTCATGAGCGAGCTGTAACTATGACTACAGCTACTAAATTTCCACCAAACCCTAGCAATTACAATTGCAGGTGGTGTTCATTTGGTAAAGGTCCAGAGCCTTATTGCGAATGGGGCTCTAATTAGATATAATTAACAAACACTAGTACTCACCCAACTAACACAGAGTATTACGGAGATGAACGATGAACAATGTAACAAACATTCCTGCGCCCTACGCGCATCAAAAAACCACCACAGATTTTATAGTAGACACTAAATGTTGTCTTATTACATCTGACCCAGGCACAGGTAAAACTCGTGCAGTACTAGATGCCCATGTTGCACTTGGTGGTAGAGCTTTAGTTCTAGCTCCTCTTTCTATATTAGAAGCAGCTTGGGGAGAAGACATAAGTAAATTCCAGCCAAACATAAAATATGGAGTAGCTTATGCAAAAAATAGAAAACAAATATTTGAAGACACTACAAATGAAATGGTCATTACTAATTTTGAAGCTGTTAACTTTCTATTTAAAAATACACAGTACTTAAAAGACTTTGATACGATTATTATTGATGAGTTTACAGCATTTAAAAACCGTTCAGCTAAACGTAGCAAAAATCTTAACAAAATTATTTCGCATTTTACTAATAGAATTGCAATGTCTGGCACTCCTAACAGTAATACTATTTTAGATATTTGGCACCCTGTTTATCTTATAGATAATGGACAACGTCTTGGAGCTAGATTCTATTCATTTAGACATCAAGCTTGTACACCAAAGTTTAACGGCTTTGCAAACGAATGGATTGACAAACCAGGTATAGAAGAAACAATAGCAGACAAATTATCTGATATATCTATACGTTTTGCGCTTACAGATTGTATGGACCTACCAGATAAAATTGTACGAACAATAAATACAAAGCTAACTCCTAACGTACAAAAACAATACAAAACTTTAGCTGAAGATTCTGTCTTGTATACAAAATCAGGTACAGTTAACGCAGTGCACGCAGCTGCACGTGTAAAGAAATTGTTGCAACTTGTAACGGGAGCCGTTTATGACGAAGATGGTGTAGTTCAATTTGTACACCAAGAACGTTATGACATTGTCATGACGCTTGTATCTCAACGTGCACATAGTCTTGTAGCATTCAACTGGAAACACGAACGTGATGCGCTGGTAGAAATGGCTAACAAAGAAGGTATTACTTATGACATTATTGATGGCAGTGTTAAGCCTGAAAAACGCAATGACATTGTAGCTAGATACCAAGCAGGACATATTAAAGTTTTGTTTTGTCATCCGCAGTCAGCGGGCCACGGTCTTACATTGACCAAAGCTAATACAGTTATATGGTGTTCACCTACATACAATGCTGAGCATTATCAGCAATTTAACCAGCGTATATACAGAGCAGGTCAAACACAAAAGACCGAGACAATACTTATACAAGCCAGAAATACTTGGGAACCTGAGGTGTACGAAAAACTTAATACTAAGTTAGGTCGTATGGAAAACTTACTACATATCTTAAAGGAGATAACATGAGTGTAAAATTAAATGATTTATTAGCAGAAACAGCTAAAGTACGTGAACAAATTAAAGTAGTTCAGTCAGAAGAAAAAGTTCTTAAATCGCAACAACGCGAATTAGAAAGTCAGATATCTATTAGAATGCAAGAGCAAGGGCTCGATAAAATTTCTAATGATATTTGTACAATCTCACTTAAAACTGAGGTTGTGCCAACTGTAGAAGATTGGGATTCTTTGCACGAGCACATAACTGAAACTAATCAGTTTGAGCTATTGCAAAAACGTATGTCCGCAACCGCCTACAGAGAACTAGTAGCAACAGGTTTTGATGTACCTGGTGTTAAAAGTACGGAGTTGACCCGAATTAATTTTAGGTCAGCGTAATAATAATGTTAGATGAAACAAGGAGAATGAAACATGTCTAATGATATAAGTATAGTAACGAGCACAATGCCTGCTCATGTAAAGAAAGGCGAAAACCTGGGTAATGAAAACATTGGCTCAGAACATTTGTCTACCCCACGTTTAAAACAGCTGCAACAGTTGTCTAACGAAGTAGATGAAAATCATAGTGAATATATAGACGGCGCTAAAGTAGGCGACTTTATAAACACTGTAACCAAAGAAAGCTACGGTAAAGAATTATTTGTAGTTAACGTACACTTTAGAGAAGAGTATGTTGTATGGGTAAAAAGAGAAAAAGGTGGCGGTTTAGTTGGTACTTTTCCAACAAAACAAGAAGCTATCAAACATCTCGAAGATGGTGGTAACAAGGTCGAAGACCATGAAATTACTCAAACTCAAACCCACACACTACTTAAGGTAGACGAAAAGACAGGAGATATCTCAGAGATACCTTTCTTGTTTGATTGTTCATCTTCTAAGCTTAGAGTGTCAAGAGAATGGAATACACAAATCATGAAGCTAGGCGGAGATAGATTTGCTTCTTTATGGAAATTGGCTTCTGTTCAAACAGCTAACAAAGCAGGGCAAAAGTTTATGAACATTGCTGTGTCTAACGTTGGTTGGTTAAAAGAAGATACTTATAATCTTGCTAAAGGTTTTTACGAAAAAACATTTGCAAATAAAAGTTAAGTAACTTGCGTACGGGTGCGACATTATAGATCGCACCCAAGTACGTATGATATACTTTGCATGTGCAAGAAAAGGATTTCATAAATAAAGTACATAGAAAACTACCTAAAGAAGTTTATAGGTGGAAGATCAACGATCCCTACCACGGAGGTGTGTCGGACACTTACTACTCTGGTCCTAACAATCATTGTTGGATTGAATATAAGTACAAAGAAAACTTGCCTGCAAAGCTTAACTCAAAAATAAAAATTAACTTATCAGAACAACAACGTATATGGCTTGCTCGCCAACAAGAACATGGTGTATTTACGTACGCAGTGTTTGGTTCAGGAGATCAGGTGTACGTTACTGAAGATTTTACACTTACACATATTACAGTGGGAACTTTTATAAAGGAAGCTATACCATTTAAAATATTTGTAGAAACATTAACTAAATTTTGTTTAGGAGAAACGAATGACTGATTATGTAAACTCGCCACCGCATTATAATACTGGAAACGTAGAGTGCATCGTGGCAATAGAAGAAAGTATGACCCCAGAATCTTTTAAAGGATATTTAAAAGGTAATGTTTTAAAGTATATGTGGCGTTATGAATACAAAAATGGTACTCAAGACCTTGAAAAAGCCCAATGGTACTTAAATAAACTAGTTGAAACTTGTAAAAAAGACAAAACCTCTCAGAAGAATCTATGATAAAAGCTATTAAAATGTTGTTTAAACTGAAGCTTAGGCCTTACTACCCTAAACAAAACGCCGTGTGCGAGCTCTGGTGAGGCCGTTTTTTGGCCTTTTCTAAATAATCGTTCAGATTTACGTTTAAGGTAGTTTTCTAAGTATTTTTCTAACATTATCCAGTTCTATATTTTTTTGTTGCCTTTTTTGTACGTGCAAAGGATCTATTATCACTTGCTGGTTTAACTTGTAAATTGTTTGGATTAAAATCCATAGGGTTTCCATTACGATGATGTACGTCTCTTCCATCTCCTTTTCTAGCTTGCCCAGTTTTTATTGCATATCGTCTTGCTTTATTTCTCATAGCACGTCTTTTCTTTTGTTCAGCTGTACCTTGGTACTTTGCATACTCTGCTTTGTAATCTCTAGCCATTTAAATAGTATACACCTTTAGCGCATTCTTCTTTCCCTTCACATACATTTTTTTACAGAACGTAGCTTCTGGCACTTTTTTACGCGTTGACTCTCCGATCAATAAATCAACTCCTGCTTCCTTTGTAGCAGACTCTAATCGTGCAGCTGTGTTCACAGCATCTCCTATTGCCGAATAATCAAATCTTGTGTCACTTCCCATATTACCCACTACCGCTTCACCTGTATTTACACCAATGCCTATTGCAATTGGTTCGGTCAATTCTTTTTGCAGCATGCGAATAGCTGTACGCATATCTCTAGCACAGGCGACGGCACGTTTTTCATGTTCATCTAAATCCAGGGGAGCATTAAAGATGGCCATACATGCGTCGCCTATAAACTTATCTACCATACCGCCATGTGCCTGGACACATTGTACTTGTACGGTAAGAACTTTATTCATAATACTAGTAACTTCTTCTGGTTCTAGTTTCTCAGATAAATTTGTAAACCCTCTAACGTCTGTAAATAAAAATGTACACCTACGCTTTTCTCCTCCTAGCTTTAGTAGCTCAGGATTATTTTGTAAGCGTGCAACCTGGCGTGGATCTAAGTAATGCTCGAACTGTTTCTTTATTAGTTGTCTTAGTTTAAATTGTTCGTTAAACCGTAAGTAGAATTCTTGTACAGATATAAGTATCATTGATAATATACTATAACTTACATCAATAAGTATGTTTGATGTTATAAGATACCAACCACCGACCGTAGTCAAAGTACCAAGGCCCACGATCCCTACAAGAGTTCCGACGAGCCCTAGCGTACGTATTATAAGTACAGCTAATAATAGTACAGTTACTAATATAAGTAATTCATATAGTAACGCAGTGCCTGGTATTGCTGGCACGTCTACCGTCATGCTCTCAGCTAACGCGGCTTGTATATGGTGGGGGTACAACAAGTCAACTGGCGTAGCTATTTGAGGCATAACACCTTTTGCGCTTACGCCTACAAACACAAACTTATCCCGTACATTCATCTCTTCCAGGCTAGTGCTCGGGGTGTCAATCCAAGATACCCATCTACGACCAATACTGTCTACTGGTATTTCTGCATAGTTAGGTATCGTAAGTTCTTCGATCTGCCCTTGCTGCCCTTTAATAATGTACGTATCTGCACCGCTAATCATTTTAATAACTTGCACACCAAAAGACGGAGTCCAACCATCTGGAGTCTGAAGCAATAAAGGTAAACGCCTGACTAAATTATCTACATCAGTACGTGCAACTGCCAGCCCCTGGTAAGCTGAGTCTGTTAGCACAGACACATTCCCAATTACACCTTGTGAAGCAATACCTTGTATGGGTTCTCCATCTCCTAATATAACTGTGCCTGTAGTCGGCGCATAAGAACTGCCCCCTTCAAACGTAGCAATAACACTAGGTCCTTGTGCAAGTGCATCAGCAAATGCTTGATCCCCACCAAATCTATCTGCTTGTGGAAAAGCAACAACCCAACCCACACCTAAAGCTCCTGCTTCTAATAAATCTAATTGTATTCGTGCAAGGTCTTTACGCGGGTAAGGCCAACCGCCCGCAAGTGCTACATCTTCTTCTGTTATATCTAAAGTTACAAACCAGCCAGATGGATCTGGTGTTTGTACAAGTGCGTCAAATGTTTTTAATTTTAATACTTCTAGTGCCTGCCAGTTAAATAGCAAAGGTAAACAAAGAGCTCCTATGCTTACAAACGAAATCCATTTCTTCATCCTGCTCCCTGCGTAATTTTAATTGTAGAGTCACCCCCACCATTTACTAACACCTGTTGTGTCTTACCATCCTGTAATAATATTATAGTATAACCCTGCGATATGTTTAAACTCAACTTAGTGCTTTGCGTAACAGCTCTTTCTATTATAAGAGTATCATCTTGCGTGTAAGTTGTAATCTGGGTAGTTAAGTCTTGGCCGAACCGTGTGCCTTGGACCAAAGAACCAGTAGCCAATGCCTGATCTCCTAGTGTATCTAATTCTTCTATAACTGCTAGTAAGTCCTCAAAAAAGTTTACATCTAAATAATTTATATCTAACTCATTAAACTGTAGCTCGTCTTCTGCAAGATAATCAAACTCTAAGTCGTCAAACTCTAGGTAGTCTATGTCAAGTATGCCTCCGCTATTACTAACTGTACTTTCTTCTAACGAAGCTAAGTCTTCTTTAGGCGGGTTAACAATAAGCATGTTATCAATTATTTCTAATGTAAGGTCTAAAATAACAGGTTTACTAGGAGCAGACTCAAACACATTTACAGTAGTTGCTTGGTAAGGTTTGTTTAAGGTTACTGTACCTATAGCAGTTGTAACTAGTATCTCACCACTAGATATACCATTCTCATCCGGCAACAATATTATAAGTGATCGGCCTAGCTCGTCTACTGTACAAGTAAAATCTGTACCCCTTATAGCTATATCTGCTGTAGGTGTGGATAACGAGATGTTCTTTTTATCTATTTTTCCTAGCTTACTACTAACAAAACGTGCTGTGCCGTTCGCAAAACGCAAAGCCATCTTACCTTTAGATGGGTCAGGGTCGTATACATACTCAGTAATTACAAGTTTTGAATGTTCTGTTAGTCGGACAATAGAGTCGTCCAGAAAGGTAATGCCTACACGTCCGTTAGTTGTACGAACGTCATCCATTTGTTGAATGTCAAAATCTAACTTAGCACCGTAGGGTTGGTCCCTTAGTACGCTAGCATCTCCATTTAGTTCTGATATACCGCCAATATTAGCAGCTTGTGCTTGTACCTTGGTCGTTTTGGATAACGCAAACAGTGCCATTATTACCATTAGATATAATTTTAAGCCAGTCATTGTCTTGGGTACTCAGTTGTTTTATAGTGAAATTTCTGCTGTTGCCTGTTTGGTCAAGATAAAAATACCCGCCTGCATAACCTGAACCATCAAATGTAACATTGTTAGAATCACCATCTACGTCTACATAAGATGTAGCGCCATCATAATTAATATCAAAATCGAATGTATTACTAGAACCATTAATAATCCAATCTAAATCTAAGTTACCAGTAAGCGCTGCTGTACCTACATTTAAAGTAAAGTCATTGCTGTCTCCTGTAGCGTCTATATTTAGATTACTACCATCAGCTCCGTAAGTATTAGTAGGGTCTACTTGGATAGTGAAGTCATTACTGTCGCCATCAAACTCAAACAAACCGGTAAAGTTATCAGCTAGTATGTCCCCTAAAAAGGTATTAGAACTTCCTATCTGGTTTATATCTAGCGTCATAGTAGCACCGTCAAGGTCGAGCGGGGTCAAAGAACCAGCGGTAGAGTTTAACCCACCTATAATATTTCCAGAGCCTAATTGTTCTAGATCTAAGTTTAGTGTGGCACCGGCCTGGTCTACGTATATCTCGTTATCAGCCGCGTATAGCGGTAACACAAGCATCATCGCAATCAATTTTAAATTTCTCATCTATACTCCAATAGCCTGCTTCCGTACCTTCCTTGATTATTTGCAGAACTGCTGTTTCTATGGCGGCTCTTAAAGCCAATCCTCCGGATTCGTTTCTTACAACACCACTCTCTATCTCAACTAACTCTGTATCGTCAGAGATAAATCGAAAAACATCGTTACTCAATGAGGCACTTAGTATCGTTTTTGTTACCAATGTCTCTAATAAAACTTTACCTGATGTAACAGATACCAACCTAAGTTGTACTGTTACTGAATCTCTTCTATAAGCCTTGGTTGCGCCAAGCCCTAAATAACGTGCTCCGGCACCCCCAGATGTAACGTTACTCTCATATCCTATCACACCTCCCTCTATAATTAAACCAGCAAACAATAAAGCCCCCAGTTCTACTTTATCTTCTTTTTGTTCTCTAGTGCTCCGTATGATTTGTCGTTCTTTAGTTAAGTTATCTAAACCTACTCGTTCTACTACCGTAAAGAACCCGCCATTGTCAGAGCCAGCTTTATGTAAAGCTCTTATAAGATAAGCACTTGGAAGCTGTGTTATAGCAGTAGAGAAAGAAGCGTAACTGGAATTACTGAGTCTTTGGCCTGTTTGATCTGTAAAACTTGTAGGGTATACAGCTACTACGGGCTGTCGTTTTGGTATGCCAACGGAGGCAAGATTAGATACTGCTAGTGTTTCTACTTGTGCGTTTTCTATTCTTTGTATTGGTCCTAGGTTATTTTCTATAGGGTCAAAAATTAAAGAAGCGCAGCTAGAAAGTAAAGCTACCGATAGGAATTTGGATAATTGTTTCATTTCCTTCTGCGTCCACTATGGTTAAAGTTATTATGCCGTCTAATACACTGTAGGTAATAGTATTACCTTCTAACTCAATTGTACCATTATCACTTGGAGTCTCGCCAAATAAGGCTTCTACCAGCTGTCTTGATAGCTGGGCATAAATCCTTGACTCTAAGTTACGTATAAACCTAGCAAGTGTTGTGTTTTCCTTATCTCTTTCTATTTGATCTTGTAAAGCTTTAATCTCTGCTTTAATAGACATCTTTCTTGTATATTCAACATTGTCTATTGTAAGGTAATGACTAGATGTGTTTTCTCCACTAAAAGAAGGGGACTTAAACTTGTGCGTCATTTGGTCTGCTCGCAAGTTTTGCGTAAATATACCTATAATTAAAGCAACTCCTACAGCCATTACAAACCATATAATTTTATCTTTTTCAGCTTCTTCTTTTCTACGCTTGAGTTCAGCCTTGCTTGGTCTACCTACTTTTCTTTTAATCTTTTCTTTGGTCATCTCTATCCGCCTTTGCTAACCTATCGGTGTGCATCAATTGTGGTACACCAAGTATAGTCTTTAAAAGCGTATCTTGTCTAATAATCTCATTGTCTACAGAACGCACTCTGTCTATAAGAGCTACCAATATACCGTGTTGTGAGTCTAGTTTTGCTCCCAGTCTTGATTCTATTTCTGATATTTGTGCAGATACTTTTTCATCTAAAACATCTACTTTAGTTTCCATACCATCAATTATTTTGTTAATTAGCTTCCAGATAAACATACCAAGCCCTATAGCTGCTGCTATTGGAAAACCAACTTCATTAATTAACTGTACGGCTGCGTCCATATACTCTAGTAATCACCCCAAGTTTTAACTTTTTTACCGCCGTGATACTCTACTGCATGCCCTTCATCAATTAACATTTGGCAAATGTCTTTACCATCTTCTGTATAAGGTATGCCTAGAATACGACCATACTTACCTTTACCTAAAGATCTTATTTTAATTTTTCCTACGCACAGCTCTTTGAGTCTTTCTTTAGCTGCTAACCCTAGT